TCCAGGCGCGTGCCGACCGTTTGGCGCCCATGCTGGCCGCCGTCAACGACGAGAAGGCCATCCATCGGCTATTGAAAAACGACGATGAGGCGGTGCTGCGCAAGGTGAGCAAAGCCATCGCGGACGCTGGTTTGTAACATGCAGCCGTTCTCCATCCATGAGGTTGGTGCCGCGGCGATGCTGCCGCCTCGCGACATTACTGTTTCGCAGTGGGCGGATGAGAACCGCGTGCTGACCGGCGGCGCGGCGGCCGAACGGGGCCAGTGGCGCACCCGATCCTACCAGCGGGAGCCGATGGACGTGCTCAGTCCCAGTCATCCCTGCCGCCAAGTCGTGGTGCTATCGGGAGCGCAGATCCTCAAGACGGAAGTGCTCCTCAACTTCATCGGCTTCATCGCCGATGTGGATCCGGGACCGGTGCTGGTGGTGGAGCCGCGCACCGAGGATGCCAAGGCCCTCTCGAAAGACCGCGTGGCGCCCATGTTCCGCGCGACGCCGGCACTCCGTGGGAAGATCGCGCCCGTCAAGTCGCGCGATTCGAGCAACACCACACTGCACAAGGTTCTCGCCAATGGCGCAGGGCAGATCACGCTGACCGGGGCGATCTCGCCCTCGGGCCTGGCCATGCGGCCGATCCGCTATGCGCTGCTGGATGAGGTGGACCGCTACCCGGCGAGCGCGGGCACGGAGGGCGACCCGGTATCGCTGGCTATTCAGCGCACCGCGGAGTTCGCCCACAACAAGAAGATCGTCATGGCATCCACGCCAACGATCAAGGGTGTCAGCCGCATCGAGTTGGCGTGGCGTGAGAGCGACCAGCGCGATTACTTCGTGCCCTGCCCGCAGTGCGGGTGCTTCCAGGTGCTCACGTTCGGCGATGGCACGGGGCCGGGCGTGGTGTGGCCGGAGGGGAAGCCAGAAGACGCCGCGTATCGCTGCGCCGAGTGTCGCGAACTGATTCCTCACCGCTTGAAAGCCGAGATGGTGGAGCGCGGCGAATACCGCGCGGCAAACCCGTCCTCGCCGATTCCCGGCTTTCGCGTCTCGCAATTGATCTCGCCAAAGAAGTCGTGGGGCGAGATTGCCGTGGAGTTCCTGGCGGCGAAGAAGTCGCCGGAGACGCTCAAAGCATTTCTGAACACCGTGCTCGCCGAACTGTGGGAGGAGACCCACGAAGTAGCGACGGACGCTCACGCGTTGTGGAATCGCTGCGAGCCTTTCGAAGCTGAAGCACCGGACGGGGTGGCGCTGATTACGGCAGGCGTCGACGTGCAGGCCGACCGGTTGGAGATGGAAATCGCCGGATGGGGACGAGATGAAGAATCCTGGTCGATTGCCTACCATGTGATTCCAGGCGATGTAACCCGCAACGAGGTATGGGAGCACTTGGAAGGCCTGCTGCTCTCCGAGTACCTGCATGCGTCCGGGCTGCCGATGCGGATCGTTGCGACGTGCATCGACTGCGGGTTTAAGGATGCCACCGTGCTGCATTTCACGCGCGACCGCTACAACCGGCGTGTCTACGCCACCAAGGGACGCGCGGGCGAGTCGCCGATCTGGCCGCGCAAGCCGAGCCGGAAGAACCAGACGCCATTCTTCATGATCGGTGTGGATGCGGCGAAGACAGCGATTTATGACCGGCTGAAGCTCCGGGATGTGGGGCCGGGCTATTGCCACTTCCCGATCGGGCGGGACCTTGAGTACTTCGAGCAGTTGACCGCCGAGAGAAAGTTCACGCGGTACCACAACGGGTTTCCGAAGCAGGAATGGCGGAAGCCGGCCAACGCCCGCAACGAAGGCTTGGACGCCCGGGTCCTCGCGTACGCGGCGCTGCACGCACTGTACGCGAGCGGTTTGAAACTGCCGGTGCATTGTGACCGCTTCGCGCGGATGGTGCAGACACGCCGAGGAGAGACGCCGTCGAACATTGCGGTGGTGACAACGCCGGCCAACACCGAGCGGCCGGCCCCGCCTCCCGCTGAGCGCGGGGACGACCCATGGATACCGCGCCGCAACTGGTTCGGAAGGAATTGATATGGCCCTGACCGTTCAGCAATTGCAATCGAACCTGGACGCCGTCAACCAGGCGCTCGGGAATCCCACCTTGAAAGTGCGGTTCCCGGATGGGCGCGAGGTAACGTATCGCTCCGTGGACGATCTGCGTAAGGCGAAGGCCGAGATTGAAGAGGACATCCGGCGGGCCAGCGGGCAGACCGGGAGCCGGGTCCGGTTCGCGCAGCACCAGCGCGGCGACGGTCCCACTGGCCCAACGCTGGACGACAGATGGTAACGGAATGAATCTTCTCGATAAGGCCATCAGCATCGTGGCGCCGCGCGTCGCGTTGCAGCGTGTGCGCAGTCGCGTGGCGCTCGAATTGACCACGGGCTACCTGGAGCGGCACGCGCAGCGGTTCCGCTACGAAGGCGCCACCGCTGGCCGCCGCGCCCACGGCTGGTACGCCGCCTCGACCGACGCCAACGTCGAGCTGATGGGGTCGCTCATCTGGCTTCGCAACCGCAGCCGCGATCTCATCCGCAACAATCCCTATGCGGCGCGCGCGGTGGAGGAACTCGCCGGGAATGTGGTTGGGACCGGGATCGTGCCCAAGGCCAAGACCGGCAACACGGCCATCGACAAGATCATTGACGCTGAGTGGCCGTTCTTCGCCGACAGCTGCGACACGCCGCAGCGCCTCGATTTCCATGGCATGCAGACGTTGACCGTCCGCACCATGGCGGAATCGGGAGAAGCCATTGTCCGTTTCCGGCCGCGGCCTGCGGACGCCGGCCTGCGTATTCCGCTTCAGCTTCAGATGCTCGAAGCCGATTTCCTCGATCAGGCCCACACGATGGGGCTGGTCAACGGCCATGTGATGGAGGGCGTGCAGTTCGACGAAATGGGACGCCGCGTCGCGTACTGGCTGTTCAGCTATCACCCCGGCGGCGTCCTGATCCTAAACCCGCGCGGGGGCATTGTGAGCCAGCCGGTTCCGGCCGACCAGATCATGCACGTTTACCGCGTGCTCCGGCCTGGCCAGGTTCGCGGCGTGCCGTGGCTCGCGCCGGTGATGATGGCGCTCCGGGATCTCGACGATTACTGCGACGCGGAGCGCGTGCGTAAGAAGGTGGAAGCCTGTGTCACGGCGTTCGTGCAACAACCGGAGGGTGTCGATGGCGATCCGCTGGGCATCGCGGGAACCGATCCATCCAGTGGGATCCCGGTCGAGAGCTTCCAGCCCGGCATGGTCGAGTATCTGAAGCCTGGCCAGGACATCAAGTTCAACAATCCGCCGCCTGCGGGCGGGTACCGCGAATACAAGATGACCGAGTTGCAAGGGATCATGGCTGGCATTGGCTTGCCCTACGAACTCGGGACCGGCGACATGTCGCAGGTGAACTACTCTTCCTGGCGCGGCGGCATGTTGGGGTTTCGCAACACCGTGGAAGCTTTTCGCTGGCTTACCCTGATTCCGTTATTCGCGATGCCTGTGTGGCGGCGGTTCATCGACACGCTGATTATGCAGGGCAAGATTCCGAAATCCGCGGCCAACGACCCGAATATCGGACTGCGCAGTGTGCAGTGGACCGCACCACGGTTCGAATCGGTGGATCCGGTGAAGGACGCAGAGGGCGTATTGAAAGATGTCCGCATGGGCCGCAAGACCTGGTTCGAGGCCGTGCTGGAGAACGGCTACGACCCTCCCACCCAGCTTCAGCAGATTGCACTGTTTAACAAGCTGGTGGACAAATTCGAAATCATCCTGGACTCGGACCCGCGCAACACGACGCTCCGCGGCCAGGAGCAGCCGGCGGCAACGGAGGAGCGAACCCCGAGTAGCAAAGCGGCACCCACCAAGTCCAAGGGCCAGGGATTCGCGGCGCTCTCGGAAGAGGACCTGGGCATGGTCAAGGATCTACTCGTCGCCGGCATGTCGCGCGCCGGCAGCGGTTTCGAATCGGCCCCACGGCTTTACCGCGGCTAACTCAACCACAAGGAAGGACGTTTATGAAAGGGAACCCACAGGTAATCGCTGGGCTTCAAGAGGCCGCCGACATGGAGGGATCCATGATGCTTCAGTATCTTCTCGATCAGCGGGACGTGAAGCGCCTGGGCCTGGATCTGGCCGATGGCCTGAAGCAGATGAAGGAGCAGTGCGAGGATCACATGAAGTGCCTGGTGAGCCGCGTGCTGTTCCTCGAAGGCGCGCCCACGATTGAGCTGAAGCCCGCCGCGACCCACGACAGCGTCACCGAGATTCTGAACGATGCCTTTGCCGCCGAGCAGGCTGCCATCGCGCGGTTCACCGATCTCTGCAAACAGTGCTACGACGCCGGCGATATGTCGAACTTCCACTTCTACCAGCACCTGGTGAAGTGGCATCGCGAGGGTGACGACAAGTTCAAGGGTCATGTCGCGTGGCTGCAGAAGCAACTCTACCAGTTGAAGAAGCTGGGTGAAAACGACTACATCGCCGTCAGCGCGGTGAAGGATTAGGAGGCACGATGCCGCTTCTACGAACCGAAATACCCCCTGCGAGTACCGGCGCGCTGCCTACGCAGCATGACGCCGAGATCTTCTCCGCCGACGCGCAGGTGCTGCCGAGTACCGCCAACGCCAAGGACGGCACCATCGATGTGGTCTGGTACAGCGGGGCCGCCGTCCCGAGGGTTGACCGCGCGACAGGCGAACCCTACATGCTCCAGCTCGACATGCAGGGCTGCCGCTTCGACCGGCTGAACAACGGCGCGCCGGTGTTCGACACCCATTTCACCGGGGACGATTTCAAGTCCCTCATGGCGGGCAAGGTCGGCACGCGGGCCCAGTTGGGCGTTGTGCGCCGCGCCTGGCCCAATGGCGATAAGGGCATGGCCACGCTGCAATTCGACCTGGGCGATCCGGATGGCGCCGAGATGTTCCGCAAAGCCAGTGCCGGCATCCTGCAAAACCTCAGCTTCGGAACCTTCGTGTACAAACGCGAAAAGGTGGATGCGCAGACCGAGGGAATGCCGGAGGGCAAACCGCCCTACCTGAACGACAAGGAAATTGGCATGTTCAAGGCCACCGACTGGGAGCCGTTCGAGATTTCACCTTGCACGGTGCCGGCCGATTTCAATACGTGCTTTCTGAGCGCACAACCGAACGATTCAGTACGGGCAATCAGCCCACAAAAGGAGAAACCTGCAATGGAACAGACGACCACGCAGGACACGGGCGCGGATGCCCGTACTGTGAACGATCAGGCCCTGGCCGCCGCGCGTGAAGAGGCGGTCCAGGCCGAACGGGAGCGCGTCAGCGAAATCCAATCGCTGGGTGCGACCGCAACCAAATACGGAATCGACGAGACCGTCATCAGTGAGTTCATCGCCAAAGGCGTGCCCGTCGATCAGGCGCGGAAGGAGCTGTTTGCCCACCTCGCGACCAAGGGCCAGCAGGGAGTCCCGCCGCGCGCGGGCGCAGACGGCCCGGCATTCCCGATTCGCGGGGAGGGCGGCACTTCGGTAACCCGCGACGGCATGGAACAGCGCCTTGCCTGCATGCAGATGGCTCTGCTGCTGCGCGCGGATGGCCGGTTCTTCCTGGCGCGGCGCCGGGACCATAACGGCAACGAAACCGGCGAATATCTCGATGGCTACGGTCCCGAGCAGCAGCGGCGCGCCGTCGAGATGGCCCGCGAGTACCGCAATTTCAAGCTCATCGACATGGCGAAGGAAGCCCTGGAACTGCGCGGCACCAACCCGCGCGGGATGGACGTGACGCGAATTGCGGAACTGGCGCTCCAGGGATCCTCGCGGGGACGGGAGTTCTTCGCGGGCGGCGCCGAATCGACCGCGGACTTCCCGGCGATCCTGGCCAACGTCGCAAACAAGACTTTGCGCCAGGGGTATGAAGCCTATCCACGCACCTTCCAGCCCTTCTGCCGGCAGGTGACGGCGCAGGACTTCAAGCCCATCAACCGTGTGATGCTCGCCGATGCGCCCGTCCTGCAGGCGCTGAATGAGAAGGGCGAGTATCACCGCGCCAACCTGACCGACAACAACATCAACTACGCGCTCGGCACCTACGGCGAGATCGTGGCGTTGACGCGCAAGGTCATCATCAATGACGACCTGCAGGCGTTCACCCGCGTCCCGGCACTGCTCGGCGTGGCGGCAGCGCAGCTCGAATCGAACACCGTCTGGGGCATCATCACGTCGAATCCGGCTGCGGTGTACGCGGGCGACAAGAACTCCACCGCGCTCTTCCACGCCAATCACGCCAATCTGCTGACCGGCGTGGCCAGCGCCATCGATTCCACCGTTGCCAACTCCGCTCCGCTCACCGCGCTGGGCAAGGGGCGCGGCGCGATGCGGCTGCAGAAGGGACCGCAGGGCACTCCGCTGAATCTCATTCCGCGGTTCATTGCCGTGCCGACGGCGCTGGAGACTTACATGCTCCAGCTCGTGTACCCGATCAACATCGCTTCGGCGGATGCGACGAAGGTCGTGCCGGAGTGGGTGCGCAGCCTGATTC